CCTGTTCGGGGTCGGCCCACTTGCTGACGCCCATGAAGCGGGCGTCGGTGAAGCCTTCGTCGAACGAGCGCGGGTCATAGAAGAACGTATCCGGATAGACGATGTGCATGCGCACGTCGGGATCGCCCCGATCGCCCTGCTCGAGGTCGTATTCGATGCCGGCGATGGCGTCGACGGCACCGAAGCGGGCCACGCGCGGGTGCTTGCCCTTCCAGTCGTTGCTATCAAGCGCAAAGCGCAAGACTGCGGTGGCGAGATCGGCACCCTGCTGATGCTGTGGCGTGCGCGGATAGCATTTGGGATCTTGCCGCAGCCGCTCGGTAATGCCGACGACGGCGTTGTATTTCGGATGCATCAAGTTGACGGTGACGACCGGCTGGCCGCGTTCCTTCAGTTTGTTGATCTCTTCCTTGGTCCACTGATCGCCTGAGTCGTAGCGACGGGCCTGCTTCTGCTCATAGATCTCCGACGACTTAGAGCCGAGAAAGTCGAGATATTGCCGGCGCAGTTTGGCGATCGAGTAGTAGCGGCCATCGTCCTCAAAGGTGTCCTCGCCGCCGTTTTGCGGCTGTGGCACGGGACTATTGCCGGGCGAGAATGCGACGACGGCGGCTCCGGCCATCTAGGCGGCCTCCGGTGGTTCCGGCGGCTTGTCCTCGGCCAACTGCTTGGTCTTGACGACCTCGGGACTCAACTGTCCGGCAAAGCGGCGCAGATAGTCGGCGAAGTGCCGGTCGGTCGCGGTCATGCCGTCAGCGATCAGCCGCAGGTTGCCGGCGTGCTGGGCGGCCTTGTCGGCCCGGATGGCAATGCCGGGTTCGTCCCAGTTGCGGAACTGGATGGGTGCGAGGTTGAGCGACGGCGCATCGCTGTCGATCTTGAGCACGACTGGCGGCATGGAATAACCCGTCCCCTTATTCCACGCCTTACTTGCGCTTGCCGCGGCCGTGCTTCTCTTCCTCTTCGTCGTCATCGTCGTCCTTGGCCTTGTGGGACGCGGTGGCGGCGCGCGCGGGCGGCGGCGCGGTGGCGCGCAGCTTCTCCAGATCGGTGGTCATTTCGGCCTGGATGGCTTCGATCCCGGAGGGTGTTGCGGTGTGCAACCGGGCGACGTTGGCCTCGATGCGGGTGACGATGGTGTCGGCGGTGTCGGGGACTGCTTCCTTGGGCTCGGCGGTTTTTGGGTCCGCGCTCTTCTCTGTCGTCATGGGGGTGCTCCAAAGGGGACGCCGGCCAGGAGGGCTAGTCGCAACCGGCGCCCAGTTGTTCCGAGGTAGAGATGGCTCAACGCTGGCACGGTTGGCCGCGGGCGGGGTCCGGACAACGCACCCCGCTTGCGCGGCGGCTACGGCGGTCCTAGATCATGCTGGTCCCGCGCGGTGGTTGCCCATCGCCAGCCCACGTCAGAATGCGCGCAAGGCCAGGCGACGTGACCGCCCGCGGGATGCTCACCCCTCGACGATGTGCTATGATCGGACCCATGCTTTCCGATCTTGAACGGCTGCACGTCCAACTCTACGGGCGCTGGATCGAACAGACCCGCATACCCAGAGAGACTTTCGTGTTTGGCCGAGCGCGAGCGTTGCTGAAGGCCTGGGAACTGACGATGCAGGCCGACGAGGAGGTCCAGAAGTTGCTCGCCGACCGGCTCGGCCCCTATCCGGAGCGCCACCGCCAAGCCAATGGATAGGGTGACTAAACGTCCGCTTGCGTACTAAACTGCAGCCTGGCGCGGCTGGGCCCACCCGCCCGAACGCCGGCTTAGACCCTCGGCGGGCCGCGTCAGCAGCCCTCTTGACATTGGTTCGTTTTAGGAGCACGCGCGCGCGCACGCGCGTTCCTTATATATGCGTCACCACACACACCTATATATAAAGAGAAACCAAAGGCTGTGCCGAAGCGCAAACACAAGCCGACCCCGCAGGAGGAGCTGGAGCGGTTTGTCGCGCGGCTCACGGCGCAATATGTTAGCGAGGCGCGGGCGCGCGGTGACGACGAACCCCGCCGCAGGGTGCTCGAAAGCCTGAAACTGAGAGAGGCAGCCTCCGCCAAGGCGGCCAAGGCTAAAGCGTCTTGAACCCCTCGACCTGGCGCTCCAGCCGCCGGTAGCCGATGTTGACCACGTTCTTGGTCTGCTTCGCCTCGCGCCCCGCCACCATCACGTCCAACAGCTGCCCGCACAAGCCGAGCGCGTCGACCTGATCGTCATACTTGCCGGCCGGGAACGTCAGCAACTCACTACGCAGCGCCGGCCACCACTTGGCACTCCGCGCCACATACAACTTGTCGAGCGCCATCCGGCCCCTGATCGACTGCGCCCGTACACTCTTATCCCCCCGCGTCGGAAACCCCTCGCGCGCCACATAAGTACTGCGCTCGCGCTGCCGCCGATCCAGGAACGGCCCCACCCCCGCCCGGATCTGCCCCTGCTCCTCGGCCCACGCCATCGGCCGCCACTGCTTCACCAGATCGCAGAACGCCTCCACCCACTCGTCGGCCCCGGCCTGCTTGCGCCAAACATCCAGCAAATACATCCGGCCGTTCGGATCAATGCCGACCACCACGTGCACGGTGTAGTCGCCGCCGTCCGCCGTCACCGCATAATCAGACGCGCCATACACCACCAGCCGCTCGCGCTCGGGGATTTCGCCATCCGCGCACTCCACCAGCCACTCCGCCTTGAAATAATCGCCCTCCTCCGGCGCTGGCCGCTGCTGGTACAAAGCACTCCACATCATCGGGCTCGTCTCCCGCTGCCGCGCCCGCAGGAACTCGCCGTAGTTGTATCCGGTGGGATCATCCCAAAGGTATTCCCCCACACGCCGCCCCAGACAATCATTCTCCTCCGCCACCGCCGCGATCGAAATCACCCGCCCCCTGATCTCGCCGCGCTCGATCTGCTCCAGCACCAGCCCGCTGATGTCCTCCTCATGCCAGCGCGTCGCGATCACAATGCGCTTCGCCTCCGGCTTCAAGCGCGCGCTGAAATCGTCCAAATACCAGTTCCAGCGCCCCTTCCTTACCGTCTCCGAGTACGCATCCTCCCTCGATCCAAACGGGTCATCAATGATCGCCAGGTCAGCGCGGTACCCGCTGATCCCGGTCCCGGCACCAACCGCGTAATACTCCCCGCCACTCTGCAAACTCCAGCGCCCCGCCGCCTTGTTGTCCTCGCTCAACGCGATCCCCAGCGTCTTCCACTCGACCGCAATGTCGTTCCTTACCCTTCTCCCCCAGCGCTCGGCAAACTCCACACTGTGGGTCGCAAACAATATCCCATCCTTGGGATGATTCGCCAAATACCACGGCGGCAGCAGCACGCTCGCGTAACTACTCTTCGCACTCCCCGGCGGCGCAAACACCAGCAACACCTGCTGCTCATCGCTCGCCAGAAACTCCTCAACCGCGCCAATGATCAGCCGATGATGCAACGCCGGCTCATACCCCCGATGCCGGCACCACGCCGCAAACGAAGCCCGAATGGCGCGGCGCTCGATCAACATCGCCGCCGCCGCCGGTGCACTAACGCTCGCAACCTCGCTCATTACTTCCCTTTGGGCTTCGGTCTTGCAACCGCCCGCCCCTGGTCAGCCCGCACAAACTCCTTCGCAACCTTCACCGGTACCCCAGCCCGCTTCGCAAACCCCGGATCATGCGCCGCCGCCCGCATCAAACGCGCCTGCTTCTCACTCTTGCTCGGCATCACAGCCTCCCGCTCCATGTAACCGCTCAATCTCGGCACCCGCTGCCGCCAGATCAAAGCGCAACACATCAATCTCATCAGCGGCAATCAGCATCGCTACGCAGCACTGAAGCGGATTCCCGCTACCCGCCGCCCACCGCAGCCGATCAACAATGTCGCGCTCATCTCTCATCGCACAACACCAACCCACTCTGGAACAAGTGGAACAAAGCGCGGGCCGCAAGGCTCAGCACTCAGCGCAACAGCAACAGGTATCACCACAGCCCGCAAGAACGCCGGACACGAGCAGCATAACACAGGGCAGAACCGCAGCCACAGCCGCTCACCACGGAGACCAACTAACCGCTAGGCGCTAACCAGCCGCTCGCAGGCTCGCTCACCGCAAGTAAGCGGTCGGCCGACCAATCAGCGCTCAGCGGCAGCAGCGACAGAACCGCACCACACAACCAGATGCAAGAGAGGAGGTCAGGCCTTGCTGTGGAAACAACGGCAGCGGGGGGCGGGGGAGGTACACGTGCAAGACACTGCCGCCCCCCGGCCTGTTTCGGACATCCCCCCGGGGGCATCGTGCTGGGGGAAATAGGGTTGGTTGTCGCTCGGTAGGAATTTAGCCGGCTGCTAAGTGTCTGATGCCTCATGGTTATCCTGTACTGACCCAGTATCGGTGGCTGAGTCAGGGGATGCAGTCAGCAGCAGCGCGGGGGCAGCTGCGAGGGCGATCCGGGCGAGCTCATCGTCGGTCAGGTCTGCCGCGTTGCCTGACTTAATGACGTGCTCGACACGATCACCGTAGACTTGCGGCCGTAACTTAGCGGCTTGCCACTTCACCGCATCAATGAAGACGCGAGCGGCGTGGGGATCGATCTCGCCGTCTATCACTCTGCGGGCAACGTCGCTGATTTCCTCAAACTTTGCATCAGCTTGTGTCGCGCGCGCCTGCGCGTAGTTGTCGGCAAAAACGTGATCTTTCCGCAACCAGTCGAAGACGGTTGAGATATGGGGCATACCGTCGAGTTTACAGATTGAGTTGAGCGATTGTCCCGACGCTATCCTTGCGAGGATATCGTCTGTGAGTTGCTGAGAGATTATTGATGGTCTCCCGCGTCCGCGGTCGACATTGAGGACTTGAGCTTGTTGAGGCATTGCGTCGTCGCGCTTTCGCTCCTCGCTGGTCCTCGCTCGCAAAGCTCGCTGTGGAAGGATAAGCGTGGGCACGCGATACGGGACGCGCGAGACATTGGGTTTTTTTGGTTTTCCTCACAACGCACCGGCGCTTTTTTTATGCGGTGCGTCATCATTTCCAGAAAACTGTATACGCTTCGTGCGTCAATTGCTTGTCCTCGCGGACGCGGGGGAGGGTGCCAATGGGTCGTCGCGGACCAAAGCCTACGCCACTGCGCAACCATGTCATCGCACTCTATGTGCGGGGTTTGCTGGCGACGTTGCAGGATGGCGCCATTGTTGCCGGCGTGACCAAGGCAAGGGTGCGGGCCTGGCTCAAGGCGAGCGGACTCAATTGGCAGCAAAGCCGCTTGCGGTTTCTGGCCCGGCAACGGCGCAAGGCCGTGCTCGTGGCGGAGGGTAAATGGGTTGCGCGTCCGAGTAAGAAATGGATGCGGCGCCAAGCTGAGATTGCAAAGGCCGAATGGGATAAGCGGCAGGAGAAGGCAAATGGCGCGCATGAATTGGGGGCAGTCGGGCCAACGCTCGCTCATGAATCGGCGCGGAACGGAAGCGGCGGAACCGCAAGGCGGGACTGAATGGCGCCAATGGGTGCGCCGTAAGCCGCCGCCGTTGGATGAAATACGGCGCTGGTGGCTCACTTGCGATGAATGCGAGCATGAAGCTGCCGTGACCGCCACGCTGCGCCGCTTGCGCCACGCTAAATTAATTTGTTCGGCGTGCGGGACAGTCAAGGTGAGGCGTTCTCAATAGGCTGAATAACCCGCATGGAATGGGCACATCTTACGGGGCCGAAAATAATTGCCATTATCCCCACATATCCTGTTGACATATGATATTGCGATAGGTAGGGTGTGTGTATTGGAACGGCAGATGGCCTGCCGCAACTGGAAGGGACAAGATCATGTGCAGCAATCGGCTTTGGCAAGTTACCGGCACTCGCAGCGGCAAGGTTTTCACGGTGAGACTACTGGCCGCCGATCATAACGACGCCGTCAAGCGCGCTAGTCATCACCCGTATATGTTGGTCGTTCGTGACGTCCTGTTGGTCGATGGCCTAAAGGATTTCCCCATTACGCTGATCGGCGACAAAGACCACGCCGCCGCACAAGCCGCGACCGTCAAGCGGTTGCTGCGTAAGGCCTGACCCCGGCCTGTAGCCGCTCCCGGGCGGCTATGGGGCAGGATCGCCACCCCCGTTGGCGCGGGGGGAAACTCAAACTGGTAGGGGATCACAATGGAAATCAACAAGGGATCACGCGGGTTCCGGCTACTGACACCCGGCAATCCAAAGACTGAGAAGGGGCGATCGGCAGGCTATTGGACCTTCATTCTGCATTTCGCACCGGCCGATTTGTCGGGGTTCAACGTCTGCGCCTTGTCCACGGCGGGATGCCGCAAGGCTTGCCTCAATACCGCGGGGCGCGGGGGCATTGCTCGAGGCGGTTTGCTCACATTCCGTGACGTGTCACGAGGTAAGCGCAATGAGATACAAAATGCGCGCCGCTTGCGAACAAGGGCGTTCTTTCAATATCGCGCCGAGTTTATGACTGTGCTGGCGAAAGAGATCGCCAAGGCGATCAAAATGGCGAAACGAGACAATTACGTGCCTGTTTTTCGGTTGAATGGGACCAGCGACATTCGATGGGAAAGCGTGCCGGTGGCGGATCGCGCCAACATCATGGAATTGTTCCCGAAGGTGCAATTCTACGATTACACCAAGTTGCCAAATAGGAAAAATATTCCAGCCAATTATCATCTTACGTTTTCGCTGGCGGACGGCAATGACACCTTTGCGCGCGCCGCGCTCGCCAACGGCATGAACGTGGCGGCCGTGTTCCGCGATAAGGATACCGTGGCACGGTATATGGAAAGCGGGATTGAGATCGGCGGGACGTCCGTGCCAGTGGCGCGCGGAGATGACACCGATTTACGCTTTCTGGATGCGTCCGGCCACGTCATCGGCCTCTATGCCAAGGGTAATGCCAAACGCGACGCGTCCGGCTTTGTGAGGGACTAGGGCATGAACCGGATTGTGGAAATGGTGCGGGCATTGCTGCGCAAGCGGCAACCCGTGCCGCCGGATCTCATCGCGGATTTATGCGATGAGGCGGAGGCCTTGCAAGACGTGAATGATCGGCTCATGCGCGTCGGGGACTATGCGCCGAAGCTAGAGGATTGATCCCGGCCTGTAGTCCGCCCCTGTGGCGGATTATGGGGCGCGATCGCCCCTCCCCTTGGCGGGGGAGCAACCCAAACTGGTAGGGGAATATCATGCTTAGAAACATCTGCTGGTTCAGCGTCCTGATCGGCCTCGAGGCCCTGTCGCTCGTCTCACTCACCGCCTTCGTGTTCACCGTCCTGGTCTGGGGCGGGATATTGGGCGGGTCGTTCTAGCAATGCGGCCCGGGAAGCTTGGCGGCCTCCCGGGCCTATCACTACGGGCCGCGCAGGGCCTGGTAGGGTCCACCCGCAAGGCCACGCCGTGACCCCCCTGTTATTCTGGATGGTCAAACAATTTGCAACTGGTAGGGAAATCAAAACCATGACGCTTATCCGATCAAAACCGGCATCAAAACCCGGCGGCAAAACCACGACGCCAAAACCGATGACCACGCGCCAGTACATCGCGGCATTGGACAAGCTTGGCCTCACCCACGCCAGCAAGGCCACCAGCAACCTGCTCGGAATCAGCGTGGGCCACATGCTCAAGATCAAGGCCGGCTACCCAGTCTCCAAAACCCTGCAGCACCTGCTCGAGGCCTGGCTGCAGATCGGCAAGCCGCCGCCGTGGGATGACTGACCCCTGACTGCTCTGGATGGTCAGTCAAAACCCGTCTACCCAAAACCTATCAAAACCGGTTTTGAGCAAATTATCAAAACCCCGACTGCTCTGGATGGTCGGTTATTTTGGCACCAATGCCGCGAGCGTGGGTGAGTTATTTTCTGAGGGCTGTCTAGCTAAGGCCTCGTCGTTTTGTGGAGTCTGCGATTTGATGGGCGCAAAAGGAGAGGGTTGATAAGGCACTATCTCCAGTCCGCGCACGTCGCCTTCTTTCACCATCAGTCCGGCCGCCTTGCCGAGCGGCATCGTTAGCGATCGCGTTTGGCTGCCCTGATGCCGCATCGTCAAAATCGTCTCGGAATCAAAACCCTCGGCAACCAGAATCCGCGCCGCGGCAAAAAACGGTTCTTTCGTCGTCACCAAAACCCGCTCGCCCAAAACCGCGCTATAGCGGCCACGCTCGGCCCGCACGATTACCAATTCAATCATTGGAATGCTCCTCAGGATGGTCGGTTATTCTGCCGCCGCCGCGTCCGCCACGCCTTGCGGTTGATCTGCCGCAACCGCCACTTCGGCAGCTTGGCCCGCGCCTGCCCGCCCAACCGAGCCGCCCGCACCATGTCGCCCAAGGTTTTCGTCTGCACCACGGAGTCCGGCCCGATCGTGCCTGAGGCACGAACATGCTGCTTGCGGACCAGTCGGCTGCTGATTTGATTCAGCTTTTCGTCGTTGACCACGACCCATAAGTCGAGGCCGGTTGCGCCCAACATCAGGCCCAGGCTCACATGCCCAAAATGCTTCAGCGGCGCCGGCGCCAGCAGCTTGCTCGCGTGCCCGTCGGGCAGCCCGCCAATGTGGTCGATTGTCGCCCGCGATACGTTGAGCTCGGTCACCCACTCGCGGATCGCCTTGTGCAGCCCCGCCAGGTCGGACACCACCGCTATCCGCCGCGGCCCAGTCGTTTCCTCGGTCATGCCATCCCATCGCCAGACCGCTTTGTAATGGAACCCGCACGCCACCCGTGCTATTAGTGCAACACTCGGCCGACCATCCCCATGCCCCCCCACGACCGAGTACCCGGCCGGGAGCGTGATCGCCGTCACGGCTCCCGGTTTACTTCAGGCCCTCGGTTTGCGGCA